TTGATCGCGTTGAACACGGCCACCGCTATGGCTTTGATCGCGGAAAAGTAGGCAACGACGGCCGCCTTGAGGATCGCCGCGCCCCGTTTGATCAGGTCCCAGATCGGCGGCACGGTGGCTTTGAGCCAGTTCACGACGGCCGCGATCGCCGTTTTGATCGCGCCCCACACCGCCAGGACAACGGTTCGGAACGTTTCAGACTTTTTCCACGCCAGGATGATGGCGCCGACCAGGAGCACGATCAGCGCAATGATGATCCCGATTGGGTTCGCCGTCATGGCCGCGTTCAACAGCCGTTGACCGACCGCCATGGCGATGGTGACGCCGCGTAGCACACCTAACGCGGCCGCCTGAATCCCGGCGGCCGCGGCGCCGGCGATCATCTGAATTTTGCCGGCGCCCATGACGGCGTTCAGCACGGACTGCGCCGTCGTCATCAGGATCGTGACGCCCTCAATCGCGTCGAGCGCTACCGTCGCCGTGTCGATCCCGGCCGCGAGCCCCGGGAACCCGGCCGCCTCCACCGCCGGCCCAATCTGTCCGAGCGCGCCCGACACGTCCCCGACGCCGCCGCCGAACGCCTCCACTTTTGCCGCGGCGTCGTCAGCGGCGCCAGCTGCCCGCCCGGCCGCCTGCGCATAGGCATCGAACGAGCCGACAGCCGAATCCATGTCGCCGCCGGACGTACGCCCCGACGCGCCCACGGTGTCCATCGCCGCGGCGACACCGCCCAAATCAGCCGCGGCGCTCCCGGCGTCCGCGACAACCTGAATCGTCAGAGTCGGATCAGCCATCCTCGTACGCCTCCCTGATCCGTTCCGCGTTCAGTTTCAACACCTCAAGCGCCGTAGCGATCACCTCGTCCGGCTCGTCCCACCAGTCGGCCGGCGCCGTTTTCGTGGCGATCGCCAGCTCCACGATCAGCCGTCCCCGGGTACCGCTGGCGTAGGGTCCACCGGCGCCATTGACAGGATCCGGACCCGCAACGCCTCCCGTTCAAACGCGGCAAACGGCATCCCGTCGATCAGCCGCTCCCGGGTCGCGGCCGCCCACGCGATATACGTCTGCCACAGGATCGGGGACTGTTTCGCGGAACCCCACGACTGGCGCGGCGCCTCTTTCTCGAATCGGATCATGTCCGGGTTCAGGACTTCCACCGTGAAGTCCTGTCCGTCCCGCATGATCACCCGGACCCGGATTGTCTGTAGCGCGTCGTCCTCGTCGGCCATGTCGTCCCCTTGTCAGATTTTGTCTAGAACTACTTGCACAGCGTCGCCGGCGACCGTGAGCCACTCCGGCCGCGACGTTTCCACCGCCGACATCAGCACGTGCCGGCCGGTGACGAACCTTGAGCCAAATTCCACAATGTTGGCGTAGTCCACCGGCCCACCGCCCGCCTCCAGCGACACGGCCGGCGGTGTCAGCGTCACCCGCAACGTGCCGGCGTAGGCGCCCGTCCGGCGTGGCGGACGGGCCGCCGCCAACATGGTGGCGCCGATCCTGTCCGCCACGCCTAGGCCGCCGCGCTCGAGCTCGTCGGCCGCGGAGCGGGTACGGTCGGCGAGCTCGTCGGCGTTCGTGTCGATCGGCACCGTCGTTACGGCGTCGCCGGCACGGGTTCCGGGAACCCTACATAGTCGAAACTGAAATCGCTCGTCATATGCTTACCGCCCTCGTCGCCGCCCACGATTACCGGATCGATCACCACGTCACCCGTGATCGAATTGGCGGACAGCTCGTTCGGCACGAACACGAACTCCGCAACCTGTCCCTTGTGGGTCCACGTCCACCACACGATCCCGGCCGGGTCTTCGAGGTCCTGGTCGATCGTCCCCTCAAACGCGGCCGTGTAGGTGGTCGCGCCGGGCTTCGTGTCGCCGCACACCATGATCACGTCGTCTTCTTTGTCTTTGTCGGGCACGACGCGCGCCTTGGACAACTGGCATGACCAGTCGGACGGTGTGTCACCGGCGATCGTGAATATCGCGGTGCCGGGACCTAGCGGGGTGGACTTCACGGCCATGACGGACGCCTCATTTCGTAGTGATTTGGACGGTGACAGGCAGACGGTAGGCCGGGAGCGGGTCCGTCTGGTCGGGGACGAGAAGTTCAATCGGGTAGGCCGCGTCCGTCCCCCACACGGCCCGGGTCGCGATCACCAGGTCCGACAACTGCTGCAGCGCTTCGGAGCGGCCGGCGTTCGGCACAGCGCAGAACAGGTCGAATGTGGCTTTGTAGCCGTCGAGCTGGGAGAACAGGATGGTCGGCGCGGCGACGTAGACGCCGGGCGGATTGAAATCGCGGTTATCGATCGTCGCCGCGATCCCGGCCTCCTCGAGCCGCTCCACAACGACCGCGGCCGCCTCCGCGATCGACTCCACGTCAGCCCACCGCCGGCAACTGATACGACCCGACACGCAACAGCTGATCCACGTCTGAATCACGCCGCGGCACGTACACGACCTGATCAGTCATCGCCTCCACACCGGACGGCGTGTTCCGCCGGCGATACATGCGGGCCGCCAACATCGTGGCGCCCTGGTCCGCGGTCGGTGGCCACGCACCGCCCGGATCGGCCGCGGCCGCCTCCGCCACCCAATCCAAACGGCCGACCCAAGCGTTCACGGCGTCGCAAACGTCCGTGAGGAGCTCCGCGTCGGCCGTCGCGGACTGAGTAGTGAGCCGGAGGTAGCGGCCGACCCGAGCCTCATCGATCACGGCAGGGGAGGCGCAACCGTGTACGTAATCACCGCGGCCGGCTGAGTCACGAATGTGTTGATGTAGCCGAACAGCGCCGCATCGATGCCGCCGTTGGGAATGTTGACCGCCTGAACCCGGATCGGGACCGACCCGGCCTCTTTCGTCGTGACGGCCGCCTGCGACCACACCATCACGGTTTCATCCGCGAGCCCGGCGCCGACAATCTGAACTACGTCGTCCAGACTGCCGAACATGCTCGTCAACAGCCACGGCACGTCTGACGCCGGCTGATCAGCGATCCCGCCGACCAGGTTCGCCGCGATCGCCACCTTGGGAGCTCCGCCGTACGCGGCGACGGTGACGAGCCCGTCCACGATCGCGGCAAACGCGGTACCTGCCTCCACCGGCGCCGCCGTCCCCTGTGCTTGCATCTGCGTCAGCGCGTACTCGTCGGACTGCATCGCGTAGGACTCCGCCATCGCCGCCCAATACGCATCCCAGAACCCGGGCACGCCTAGGTCCTCATAGGCGCGATCAATGTCGTTTGCGCCGGCGAGCCGCTTCGTGGGGTGAGCCTCAAACACCCACCGCGCCGGGAACGACGGGACGGCCGTTTTCTCGCCGGCGTAATCATCGACGCCAGGCTTCGGGTTCCACCGGAACCCGCCCACCGACATGGACGACAGGTCGCTCGAGTACGTCGTGTTGGGCACGATCCGGCGCGTGTAGCCGACGCCCTCCCACAGCGACGCCAGCGCCTGCGGAGGCGCGCCGGCCGCTCCCGGCCCATCGGACCATTTGATATCGACCAGTGCCGCGTTGAGCGCCGCCGGGTCGTTCCGCATGATCGCGTCGCCGGCGGCCGCGGTGATCGCGGTGAGCGGCCGCGACGGGCGGGCCGCCGTCATGACGGGAGGCGCCGACGCGCGCACCGGCACGGACGCGTCCGCCGGCGGTGCGTCCGCGGCCGCCTCCGTGAAGTCCCCGTCGAGTGTGCCGCTGAACTGTCCGGCAATGGCTGGCATGTCTTCTTCTCCAATCGTGTCTGCCGCCGTGACTAGCCGGGCATCGGCGTAGGCGGGTACAGCTGTGAGCGCTACCGCGACCAAATCGGCCGCCGTGACGTGTCCAGATCGAATGACTACGTTGTCGAGCTCCACCGACAGCGCATCCCGGACCCCTTCGGCCGCCTCCAGTAGCGCCGTGTCGCCGGCCGGTGTCGCCGCGACCCGAAACGACATGGTGAGCCGCTCCGGCGTGTCGTCGGCGGTGAGCGTGTAGCCGACCGGCACGGTGCGGCCGTGTTCGGTGAACAGCTTCACCCGGCGCAGATCCCGCGGGATGCCGAGCGCGCCGGCGTCCACCGTGACCCGGCCCGCCGATGTGTTGCCGGCAACCCCATACGGGAGCGCCATGCCGGCTAGTTGTCGCGCGTCGAGTGACGCGGTGAGCGCCGGCGTGTCAGGGGTGAACGTGAGCCGCATGTCTGCCTGCCTAGTCGAGTGTCGGTGAGCCGGTGGGGGACGGGTTCAGGGTGCGGAGTTCCGTCGTGTCCCATTGCGTCCGCTGCCCGCGCGGCACAACGTCGTCCTGCGACAGGCGGGCCGTGATCGGGTCGGCGTACGCGGTGACGCCGTAATCCCAATACTCCGCATTGCGGCCGGTGGTCGTCTCATAGGTGAGGCTCGAGCCGGCGGACGTGGCGTCGATCATGGCGGCCGGGATGCCGACGAGCCTTGCGCAGTCCACGGCGGAGGCGTTCCGGCCCTGAATCAACAGGTCGCCGGAGCCGCCGGCGCCTAACTCTTTCGTCTCGACCGCCTGATTCGTGAACAGGATTCCCTCGTTGTCTGCCAGCGCCGTCCGGGTCGATTGGATCAGTGACGTTCGCTCTTTCGCCGTCAACTGATCGCCGGACGTTTGGTGCAGCTCGAGCCGGAACGGGTGCGTCGCCACTGATGCGACGGTGGACTCAAGGGCGCCGGCGGTCCGGATCGTGCGGCCGCCGTAC